TCACCTCAATTTGGAGTTTATCAGGGTATAAGGTCTGCCCAAGACTCGGGTTTGCCTTAATCCACGTTTTTGGGTTTTTATAGTCGTCCTCAGGGTCAAGACAAAAGATAAAAACAAGCTGTGAATCGTCTTGCACTTTTCCGCTCAGAATTTCAATCATTTCTTTCCTCTTGGTATAGCCAACGCCGTTCATGTCAAAGCCTGCACTCGTGATGATAATGGCCATGGGATTGCGACGACTTTGCATACCTGACACTATGTTTGCGTACAATTTTTCATTTTGAGCCTCGTGAAATTCATCAATCAGTCCCCCAAAGACATTGAGTCCGTCGATTCTCTTATAATCTGCCGCAAGACAACTAATTTGAGAATTGGTAAGCGGAAATTTGATACTGTCTCTATATCGCTGAAAGAATTTGTTCTTTGGGTCAAGATTTCCAATGAATTTGTGTGCAAACTCATAGGCAAGTAACGCTTGTTTGTGGCTGTTTGCGAGGAAAAAGCAATCGGCGCTTTGTTCACCGTCCGCAATCATCATATAAAGGAGAATCGCAGCAGCAAGAGCCGTTTTTCCGTTCTTTCTTGCCACCTCATACCAAACATACTGTACAACACGCCGATTCTTTGGTTTGCCTTCTTCATCTTTCCAATAGAAACCAAACATATTAGATATTATGAATTTCTGAAAGTCTAATAATTTGAATGGTCGTCCTGCGTGTTCCCCCTTGAAATGCCTAAGTTTTGAGATGAAATTCACCACCTTGTCAACGGCTTGTGGCCTAAACTCCATATCAGGACGAGAGAACCAATCAAGGTAACGTTTGGTTGCTTGTTTTATGTATTGATTAGCCGTTATTTTTCCATTTTGGACATCCAACGCATATTGCTTATATTTGAGAAGAGAATCAGTGCCTTTTGAATCACTCTTCTCCTTCATAATTGGAACTTGTTAGGGCTTTTATAAATTCATCGGCTGAAAGGTCATCGCCGTTTTCATTTGCGCTCTTCACTCTACTTGCATAAAAGGGTGGAATCGTCAATAATGACAACAGTTTGATGATAGTATTTTGTGTTTCCTTTTGCACCGTCAACAATGCATTGCGCTTCTTGGTCTGCACATCATATATCCCAACTTTCTTGATACTCTTTCTGCATTCTGAAAGAAGGTCGAGATTATCAACAAGCATATCCAAAAGGATTTCAAATTCAGGATTTAATCCCACTTCACCCGTCTCTTCATCAACTTCTGAGTGCTTCAATATCAAAGCCGCTTTGATTGTGTCGATATAGTATTTTGAACTTCTCTTCATTGTCGTTTTTTTATTTGTCCTTTATAATAATAAATAGCGCGTTATCGGAAAAAACTCAACGTTTCCGTGATATTTGGTGCGTTTTTGTGCGTTTTTTTCCTTGTGGTCATTTCCTCCATATAAGCGTTTTATTTGCCCTCCTGAACGTTTCCACGCTTGGAATGATTTAATGCAGTAGAACGGAATTAAACGTTGATAATCGGTTATCGTTGGAGATATAATGCAATCTGCGATTGTTGTATTGGTTATATCCTTTATATGGTTTTATATAGAGTGCTTTCCTTTCAAGTATTACATTCATGAATCGTTTCACTCTCATTCATGTATGAACTCGTGTACTCGTTCATGTGTTATTGTTTTATGGTTGCTGTTATCCTTGGATATGATTGGAATGTTCCATATAATCCTATTATACTGTTATCCCTATGTTATACCAACGATTGCACGTTGTTATAATCCATAGGTAGTTTTTTTCTTGGTACTCGTTTTACTCGTTGGTTGTAGGGTGGATTTATGTGTTTGTGTTGGGTGTTCCACAATCTGATTTTATTATATAGAACTACACATCCAAGAATATATCTCTATTTCAGAAAATGGAACACCTTGAAACCCCACTAATTTCATTGGTATTATTAGAACCAACAACCAACCAATGAAACACGACCATTCTAAGACGTTATACAAGGGATTAGCACAATGTATCATTGGAGATTAGAAACGCTCTGAGAAGGCAAATAAACGCATATACAAAGAAAACCACCACACGTTATAAACGCATAGTGGTACTAAAAAAATAATATACAAAAAACTAATGTCAATTCTTCAACTCCTTCAAACGTCGCTGTAATGTAGCAATACCAATCGTGATTCCTTTTCTCTCTTTCAACAACGCCAATAATTTCCGCACAGATAAATTTTTATCCTCTTCCAACAGTTCACGGATTGCTTTCAACTGATTTCCTAAGTTGGTCATTTTCTTCTCCTGAGTGAATTTCATTACTCTATAGTAGAAGTTTTCCATCCAAGGAAGGCTTATATCCAAACGTTTGGTTTTTTCATTCTGCTGCACAATCGCAAGTGCTTCTTGGGGGCTTTCTTGTCCTGAAACAACATCAAGCACACATTCCCGTTTTACTTGGGATAATAGCGTTGAATAGCCCACATCTCGATTGGCTTTGCTCTTCTTGATTATGATTCCACTTTTTGGGCGGCTTGTCTCTTTGAGATACTCCAAACGCTTTGAATAAGTGGATTCAATTTGTTCTTCTGTGTATGAATCAACTTCTTCCATCACTGAAACAAGGTCACGAGAAGTAAGCAAGTGTTCAGGGTCGATATTGTGTAACTCAATTTTTTGCAATACACGGAATAAGATTCTATTCAGGTCAGTGTTACAACGAGCATTCAAAAGTTTGTACAATGACATGGTTTGTAACAACCAATGCTTCAATGTCTCCGATGAGCTTTCATTGAAATGTCCGCGATGAATGAAATAGGGCATTTGGAAATACTTCTCAGGATTTACATACTGATAGGCAATTTTGGAATCAGGAGAAAAAAGCCACCCTTCATGCTCCAATCTGTAATTCACCCATCCTCTTTCATATCCATCAACACCCCATTTTTCCGCAAACTCATTCCAAAGCATATTCTCATAATCGTTGCACATGGTATAATTGATATATGAATTGCCACCTTCATTCTTTGCCCCTTTTGAGGACTTGTGAGCGTGTTTCTCTTCTGCGCTGCTGCATTCTTCTTCTTCACGTTCCATCGCCCATTGCTGAAAGGCTTCCAACTGAAAGAAATGTTCCGCGCCGCTGAAAATCTTCTCGTTGTTATTGAAGATTGATAACGGATTGCTTGTGCCAAAACACATTTGAGATGATTTGATACTACAAGCGTCAAGGGAATCTTCAAATGATGAAACCTTCTTGTATTGTTCATATAGGAACTCTGAAATTAGAGAGTGCTGCTCTTTATTCAAAGCGTCCTCAAATAGGAAGAACATGTGATATTTGCGCTGCGAGTGGCTATCACTATATGAACTAAATGCACAACTTGCTTGAATATCCCCATCAACCTTTGAAATTAGTTCTTGTGGGGTCTGTTGCTCGTTGTCAAAGTCGAGAAATATCGTGTGTGATTTAATAAAGCGTTCATCTCGCTTTTCAGCTATTCTCAATAATGTAGCGCCGTCTTCCTTCTTGAATAAGGGACAAACTGCACGACCTGAACAGCATTCAAATAGAAAAGCTGCAACGCTTGTAATTTCATGTTCTGAAAAGATTATCTTTGCGCATTCAGCACCCTTGGGCTTCACCGCAAATTTTTGACTCAAATTGATTCTCATATTATTATTAGATTAGTTTTCAATTTATAAATAGTGTCTTATATTATAAATTATACTAACAACGGTGTGAAAAGTCAAATTTTTCCACAAAAAATGCCCAATCACCAACACTTTGGCAATTGGGCGTGAAAACTACTAATAATAATTGAATGTAATAATCTTATTTAATAACACCTCACGGCGTGAATTTTCTTTTGTGTTTAGCACGCATTTCAGCGTGGATATCTTCATGACATTGACAACACACGGACATCAAATTTGAGGGGTCAAATCCAAGTTCTAATATCTGCAATTCATTTGCAGCACGAGACATTGGAATGATATGATGAATTTCTTCAACGGCTTTTACCCGTTCTCCTTCTTGCCGCGCCAAGCAACGTTCACAAAGGGGATTCATCATTTTCTTTGCGGCAACCAATTTGCGCCAACGGCTTGTATTATAAACCAAACGTTGAATTTGGGCTTGTAATCCAATCTTCTTGCTATTCCTTCTCTTTGGTTTTGGTTTGTTTATAGTGGGCATTTTATCTCCTCCTTTTCCTTTTATATTATACTACCTTCTTGTGTAAAATCCAAATCAAAACGCCTCAAAAAAATTGGGATTATATTTGTTCTGTGTCTTTCCCTTCAATAGAAACTCATATTTTGAGCGCACTTTTGAATCAAGATATATCATTCTTGCGTCTTGCAATGGAAAGTTCAATATAAGCTCATTTATAATTTCACTTTCACTCTTGTATTGCGTTTTCTTGCATTGCATATAAGTGAAATGGGCTTTGTCCTGTTTCTGTGTTTTGGATTGCTCTAAGAACGGAATTCCGTTGGTATTATCAATACTGAAACGTTCAATATCAAAATTATTGGGGTGTTCCCACTCAAAATTATTTTGGGGCTGCTTCCAATTCTTGATTGTTATGTGCTTCTTCAACCAATCGAGATTGAACAAGAATACCGCTTCAACGTTCTCTTTTTTCTCGTCCGTGTAAATCTGAACATATCTAAGATGAGCGTCTTTGTTGTGTTCTTCAAGATAGCGTTTAATCTTTAGTATTTTCCTGATTGATAATTCAGAAAATGGGAAACGCTCCAACTTGTCAAAATCCTTGTAACGAGATTTTATCTCATATTCCACAACGTGTTCTTTCCCTTTGTGTGATAACAAGGCATTTGCGTCTGTGTTGCAGTATTTCTCATTTTGGAGAAACGATTTAATCTCCACGCCGTTTATTGGCAACCATGCGCCAATAATCCGTTTTGTTACATTGAAATCAAACAACTCTTGCTTGTCAATGCGTTGTTCCAAACCGCGGCTCATCTCTCATCATCATTATTTTCATAATAGATAAGATGTGCGACACATAGGCCAAGTATTATTCCAACGATTGTTTGCACTGTATTCCCTGAATAGAGAATTACACTCCAAGGCAAATTCAAAAATGTAAGGCCATAAAATAGTGCGCATAAAATCACAGCGACTAAAATTAAAACGGATATTTTCTTCATGATGTTTTTCTATATTATTTTTTTATATATATAAATATCAGCAAATCGGCAAAAATGCTCGCTAACTGAAAGAAAAACGCAAAAAAAAAAGCACCTTTTCTCGGTTTGAACAAGAAAAAGCGCACAAAAAAACCTCCACACAAACCGATTGGCTTATGCAGAGGAGAAAATAAAAAGAAAATATATTATATGCGTTGTCTTACATTTGGAAAGCGGTTGCAGCTTGTTGTAATTGAAAGCCGCGGAACGCTTCTGCACGTCGATTTTGACGCTTGGAATTATCGTCCAAATAGTGCTTGTATGTTGTTTTGAAATCGCGGTGGCCGCTTACTGCAATGATTTGCGCTTCTGAAAGGCCTTTTTTATATGCGTTGCAACACCATGTAGCACGGCCGCTGTGTGAAGAAATTATGCTCCACTTACTAATATAAATAGTGCGTCCCTCGCTTTTTTTCAACTGCAAAACCTTTTCATCTTCAATTTTTTCTTCCTGAACGAGTTGAGAAAAGAACTTTTGAAGGCGTTGATTCATCGATTTGTTGTTATTATTATTTCCGTATCCATGTCTAAGACTGTCAAGAAATTGTTCCACGTTCTTGTTTTTGAGATAAATTTGAAGTGCTTTGAATGCTGTGCAATCGTTCTTATCAATGGAAGAAATAATATCTTCTAAAGTGCATTTTTTATCCCGATAAAAATCGATTTTGCGTGCAAACTCGTCTTGCTTTAATTGAGTTTGCATAAAGGGGGCAAGATTGCGGTCTAATGAGATTTTATCGACTATCTCAACCACTTGCAAAGTGATTGGTATAACCACTTTTCCATGATATTTCCGAGTGGTCATCTCAAAAAGATAACAGTCGTTTTCTTGAATCTGTTGCATTATATCAGAACGGTTCTTCTGAATGAACGATACAAGTTTGCTAATATCAGAATATCGCACACAGCACAAGCATTGAAGGAGGAAAAGCCCAACATATAAGTGCGTTGTTTTGCTCATCTCAATGTTGAATTTCAAATCTGCTTTGTCTTTTGAATGATTGATTTTGCCGCGGGCGGGTGGCATTTCCTTCCAATGAGAAAATGTGATTTGAATCTCTTCTTCTGAAAGAATGCAGCGCGTTTTTTTGTCCCCCTCCTTAATCTTTGAGGTTTCTAAATTGAGCTTGATATTAAGCAATTCAAGAAATGTGCTGCGAGTTGATTTTACTATACTATTATATGTTGTGGGGGCATATTGGTTTGAGAGGTATTCAAATACCTTCTGCACCTTGGCATTGCTCATCTTTTTCAAGAAAGCATTGGTGATACCTATTTCTGAAAGGTAATCGCATATTTCCTGAACGTTGTGTTTGGTAAAAAGCCCTTTTTTCAAGGGCTGATTGAAACATAAGACGGCAACACCATTCAAAAATTGTGGGATAAATGAACGCTTAATCGCTTTCACAACAAAGCGCTCGAGAATCGTGATTTCTTGCTCTTGTGTCCCTTGAATGATTGCTTTTATCTTCTCGTCAATCGTCTCAAGGTCAAATTCTACTTTACTCGTGTTTATCTCAAAAACAATATCATCGATTTTTTTCTTGATAGTGTCGAGATGAATAGCCAATGCACGCATTTCTTGATAGGGCTTTGTTCCCTCTTCAAAGTCGCTTGTGATTGGCTTTCCCGATTTTGAGAATAGCGATGGGAGAATTTTTTTGCCCGTTGAAAGGTAAATCGGTTCTCTCCATGAGCATTCAACACTCGCATAAATGCTACACGGCTTTTCTTCTCCTTTCTTGGAAGTTGTTTTTCTCAATACAAAATTGGTGGTCGCCTCAAAGTATTGCATTTCAGTATAAATTTAGTGTGTGAATAAATGTTTTTCAACACGCGCAAAAACGGCTCAAAATCCCATGAAAAACGCCCAAAAGAGGGCATCTGTCGGAAAATCTGTATCCGAGTCGTGTTAATTCACTACAATTATACTCAACCACTGTTGCAAAATACAAGGCCAAATCGTTGATATAACAACATTTAGCATTTGTGCAAAAACCACAGATAACCAATTTCTTGTTGGAAAATCTGTCTTTGAATGTCTGTTTTTTGTCCATTTTAGGGCGTTTTGTGCTTAAAAACGGCTATGAACAAAAACCACCTTTGTATTGTAGAATCCCCTTTGTTCATCGGGGATGTCTGCACTTTTTTCTGTTAATAAAATATGAACTTCCCCACTTTTTCGCAAAAGTGGGGGAGTTTTTCGGTTTTCTTGGGGACTTTCTGACGAAACGCCGCGACTTTTCTGTCGCACTGCCCTCCCCCGCTTCGACACTGGGGGGCAACCGGGGGGAAAGCCGAGTGATCGGCACACGCTTGTGAGAGCAAAAAAAGACCTCCCCTCCTCGTCTTCG